TTCATTATACCAGAAAATGTAGTTATATAAATTCATTTGTATTTTTTTTTAAAGTTCAACAATTATTGGTGTGTGGTTCATAATATATCTCAAATCCAAAAGGCTAGCATTAACCAATGTTGGGCCATCTGGCACATCAACTCTACCGTAAGCCTCGTGAATGTGACCACAAACATGAAGTTTCAAGTTTTTCAAATCAGACATTTTATTTCTTAGAAGAGGACAACCAACTGGTTCACCTCTATCAGTTAAATCTAAATAACCATTAATAGGACCATGAGTAATCAAAATGTCTGTGTCTAAAGGTATCATTTCCCAATGTTGATTAATCGTTGATGAAGTTCTATTAAAGGCCCAATTATAAAACCATGGTTGAACAGGGCTACCCCAAATTTTAAAACCTTCTATTTCAACACCACTGTCGTTAAGGTAGATAATGTTTGGGTATTCCGATAATACTTCTTTTATATCTTCTGGGTTGGTTTTTTCAAAATAAAAATCGTGGTTTCCAGCAATTAATATTTTATATTTATAATTTAAATTATTATACCAAGATAAAAAATTTCTAATTTCAGTTTCATAACCACGACTAGATACATCACCAGCATGGATAATCATGTCTATGGAACCATCTTTGTTATCAATATACTCGCTAGGTATTTGATTATGTTTTGTATGGGTATCAGATATACAAACTATTTTCATTTTTTATTAAGATATTTTTTACCATTCATCAATAGTTCCTCTATTTCCCATGGTGTATAGTTTTCATGGTATTCCCTAAAGAATTTAATCTTATACTCATCATTTAAGGTACTACCAATAATTAACCTAGACTCCTTCAATTCGTATTCTAGTCTGTCATTTTCTTCCTCTAAGTTGCGTATCTCATATTCTAGGTCTGAAATCTCGTCTTCTAAATCTGAAACACTAGACCAATCACCACCCAAAGCTTCAAACAAATCTTCAACATTCCACTTTAATTCAGATAATAATGAACGTTCTGTCGGTTCAGCTTTATCTATGCTATCCGCTATAAAATGATATCCCTTTAAATTTGTTCTAATAAAGGTTGAGAGCAATGATTTAAATTGCTCTATTGGGAAAGTATTTTCTTCTGCCATATTAAAAGTTTTGAGCAAAGGTACTAAAATAAATTGATATATACAAGTTTTGACTTAAAATTCTTTCATCATTTTTTCAGAGACTTCCAAAATTTTTTCGTTGTACCAATCATCGTATTGTTTATTTAAAACAGATGTTTGATAAATGGTTTCTTCTGGAAAATGTTTGCTTAATTTATCTGTGTTTAATTTTCCATAATATGGGTGTATAACCATCCAATTAGTCGGACCCAAAACTAATTTAGCTTCTTTAAAGAACAATTCTATTTTTTTTGAAAATACGTTTTCAAAATACCATTCATTAATCATCGCCTCGGCTTTCTCAATTATGCTTGGTGTCTCTTCGGTTAATATTGGTGAAGCTAATCTAATTAAATCAGAACTACATGTCTTTTTGTCCTCATAAGTTTCTTTGATAAAGTTTTTAAGTTTATATTTTAACACATAATTAAAATAATAATCTTCAAAAATTTGGACGATAAAAGGTCTATCATATTTTTTGCTTAACTCCAATTCACTTAAACCCCCGATTAACTGAACACTTCTTTTTTTAAAATCTAACAAAGCAAACTCATCATAAATTTCTTTTAATAATTCAACTTTTTTGTTATCAAACCACTCTTCAAAATAATTCTTTAACCCATTTATGTGACCAAAAATGTTAGATATTTCATCATTAAAAGATTTTTCACTAAATTCTTTATCTGATTGTTTTTCAACAACATAATACCTTACAAATGAGGCTTTTAAACTGTAATTTTTATCCAAAAAAGATTTAACTAATTGTTCGTCTGTCATAGTCTAATAAGTGTCAAATTTATATTTTTCTTTTCAACATCAACTGATTTTATAACTACCATAACTTCATCACCAAGTCTTATAGTTTGTCCAGTATTAAAGCCTTTTACACAATAATTGTTTACATCGGCCATATAAGTGTCACCACCAATTTCTGATAACCTAACCAAACCTTCGCATTTGTTTTCAGCTATCTCTACAAATAATCCGTATTCAGCAACAGATGTAATAATACCCTTGTATATTCTACCAACATTGTTAGCCATGTAAATGCATTGCATATACTTGATAGAATCACGTTCAGCCTTTTGAGCTTTCTTCTCTCTTTCTGATAAATAAACACATTTAGCCTCTAATTTTTCTAATTTATGAGATGCTTTATTATCCAATAACCTACCTAACACTCTATGTACAATTACATCTGGATAACGTCTAATTGGACTGGTAAAATGAGTATAGTCTTTAAACCCTAATCCATAATGACCAATGTTCTTGGTTCTATAATCTGCTTTTTGCATGGTACGAACAACAAGATTATTAATCATATTTTCTTCTGGCTTTCCCTTTACATCTTCAAGCAATTTATTGAGTGTTTTGGTTATTTCAATTGGGTCATGGGTTTTTATGTCATAACCAAATTGTTTGATAAAGTCTTTTAAACTATTAAGCTTTTCTTCGTTGGGTTTATCATGTGCACGATTAACACTAGGTATTCCTTTTGAATTAAGGAACTGAGCCACATGTCTGTTTGCCAATAACATGTATTCCTCAATCAATTTGTTTGAGTCCTTGCCAACCTTGAATATAATATCAATTGGTTTGTTCTTTTCATTCAATTTGAATTTAACTTCTTGTTTATCAAATGATATACTACCCTTAGATAAACGAACCTTACGCATCTTCTTGGCAATCTTGTCAAGTGTCTTGATTGCGTTGATTAACCCATGAGCTTTTATTAAATCCTCATCTACTTTTTCATCAACACTAAAATCAACAAGTCCAATTTTTTTACATAGGTTTGACATAGCATTATAATCTTTCCATTCTATAACCTCTTGTGCTTCCTCATAAGTGAAACGATGATTGGAGTTAATTACAGTTCTACCATACCATTCTTCCAATACATGGCCGTTGTGGTCCAATTTAAAAACCGCTGAGAAACAAAGCTTATCTTCGTTTGGTCTAAGACTACATAAGCCATTAGAAAGCCTTTCTGGAAGCATTGGAACGCATCTATCTACTAGGTATACCGAAGTACCTCTAGCATACGCTTCTTTGTCCAATTCAGTGTCTGGACGCAAATAATGCGATACATCGGCAATGTGAACACCAACGAACAATTCACCGTTCACCCATTCAACACTCAATGCATCGTCAAAGTCTTTGGCATCCGCTGGGTCAATGGTAAATGTAAGTACATTACGCATATCTCTACGCTTGTCAATCTCTGTTTGGGGTATAATCTCTGGAATGGCTTCTGATTCAGCTATTACATCAGCATCAAAGTCATATGGTAAACCATACTCTTCAAGGATTGAATGAATCTCCGTTTCGTGCTCTCCAGCATCACCTATAACACGGATGATTTCACCGTTAGGGTTTTTAGCATCATCCTTCCATTCAACCAAACGAGCAACAACTTTTTGACCATCCTTAGCCCCCATAGATTTGGAAATGGGTATAAAAAAGTCAATTGGTAATTTGTTGCTATCAGGGATAAAGAAAGCATATTTAGGCGATACTTGAATAGTACCTACAAAATCTGTTCTAAAACGTTCTATTATTTCAATTACTTCACCTTCAATTGAACGCCCATTTCCTTGTATTATTCTGACTTTTACATTATCTAAATGTAAAGCTTTATTGGTATTGTTTTTGCTAATGTATATGTCTTTTGGTAAATCAATGTTTACTAGGTACGCAGAACCACTAGCATTCATGCTCATACGCCCTTCTACAATATCATTTATTTTCATCATTTTCACAAATATACTATTTTTTATGTTAGTATGCAACAAAAAACCCACAAAATTTTGTGGGTTAACTGTTAATGGTGGTTTGATAACACTACGTTTACTTGAAAGTCTTTCAGTCTACCTTCTTCAACTTTTGTTTTACCCCATTGTTCAAATACTGGTATATGTTCTAAGCGGTCATCCCACATTTCAACAAATTCAATTGTTGGGTGTTTGTCTAGCAACATATTTAAAGTTTTAATTTTTTCAGCATCAGTTCTACCACCATTATTATAATAATAACCATCAAAAGAATAACCTTTTTCGTCCAATATTGCTTTAACTTGAGGAGCTAATTTTGAAATTCTACCAGTCAGCATTATAACCGCTGTATCTTTTTTTGATTTTTCTGTCTTATAATCAGTCATGACACTGGCGATTGTTTTTAAATCAAATATTGATGAGTCCAACGATTCCTCTCTACCCCACCAACCTTGGTATGGCCATGGTTTACCAGTTTTTTCTTGGTAGATTTTTCTACCAGTTTCTGGTAGTGGAGTGTCCAAAAGAGTGCCATCTAGGTCGAAAACCGCTAATTTAGTTTTGTTTAAAAATCCATTTGTATCCATATGCATGTTTTGTTTTATTTCTTAAATTTGCACTTATATTTTTACGACATAAACCTAATTCAATTTCAACATCTTTAGCACTATTCCATTCTTTAATTAAATTACCATCTAAATCAAATTGTAAAATAGGTTTTTTTATGCTTTCAGAATTATTTTTTATCCATTCATCGCTTTTAATGATTTTTCTACCTTTTAAATTTTCTATTGCTTTCTGGTGTCTTTCAGTTTTTCCAGTTTTTTTTCTACTTTCAGATATTTTATTTTTTGTTTCTTCTGAGTGTTCTCTTCCAAACCAACCATCACCCCCTAACGTCAAATTCATACCATTTTTGTTTTTTTCGTTATAAGAGTTATAAAAACCAATATAATAAATTTCCAAATTATTCAAGTCTAAATTTGTTATTTCACCTTCATATATTATTTCAAAATTATGATTTTCAAAACCATACTTTTTTAATGACCTACAAAGTATTTTTTGTCTTTCACAATCGAAACATTTATATTTATTTAGTCTATTAGTTAAATTAACTGTTTTACCTATATATACATTACCACTTGGCGATGTTATTTTGTAAACGTAAGCTTTCTTTTTCATGATATTTTTTATTATAAATATCATGAAAAATCTCAAAATCAAAAAAGAGTCCCATCAAAGTCAAAAACGGAAATTTTTTTAATGTTTATCATAATTTAACCAATTTTAAAATACGCTGCCAAAAATTTAATTTAATTTTGGGTTCTAGCAAGGCACCGTATATTCTTTTTGTTGCAGACCCTATTAATACTTTTGTTATTGGTCCGTGTACATTTATTGTTTGTCTTAACGCACCACTTATTTTTTTAGCTTCAATTGTTTTGTGTCTATTTAGTTTTTGAATTGTTTGCAAATTTTCATCTTCAAACTTTTCAAACAATTCTACGATTTCATCAACCTCTTTATGACCAACAGCTTTAAACAAAAAATTATCTTCTATAGTCTTTTTTAATTTAACATGTTTACTAAAAAGAATATCAAATTTCATATTAGGCAAAGGTATAAAAATTTTTTCATTATTCCAAATTAATTTTTGCTCTTTGGTCTAATCATAACAAACATTTTTTTACCTTCAAGTTTTGGCATTGTTTCAGCTGAACCAAAATCAGTTAACTTCAATATAAGATTTAACATTAATTGCTCACCTTTGCTAACAAAAGCCATCTCACGGCCCTTAAACTGCATCGTTATTTTAACCTTATGTCCTTTTTGTAAAAATTCAGACATGTGTTTTATTCTATAATCCAAGTCATTCTCAGAAGTGTTTGGTCCAACTTTAATTTCTTTAACGTCTAGCGGTTTTGGTTTACCTTTTTTCTTTTGTTCATAAATGAATTTTTCATAATTCATTATTTTACAAATGATTGGTGCCGCTGACGAATTAATCAAAACTAAATCCATGTTAGCATCACGTGCCATTTTTATAGCATCTGATGTTTTAACTATGCCTTTTTCTGGTATTCTTACAGCATATTCTGTAATCTCTTCATTGATTTTGTGTTCTCTTTTGTTCTTCATATGTACATATATGTATTTTCCCGTGAACTACCAACCCACAGAAAAGCTGATGGATGGGTTTTACGCTCCGTTTTATAAATTAATTTAAACTAGGTTTTATTAACGATTCATTTTGGTCAGAATCGTTATCGTTTGTTATATTTATACTTTCTATAACATCTTCTAATTCATCAAAAACAGAAACTTCTAACGAACCATTAACATCATCGTAAGTTGCAATAATTAGATATTCACCAAAATCTATCTTTTTTGTTAACTTCATATTTTTTTATAATAAATATCTAAATTAAAGAAGTGTTTTTAATATCTTTGATGATATTTTTTATAATATCTATTGATTGTGCTTGAGTCTCGTGTATGATTGATTTAGCTTCATCCAAATCAACCCATTTATAATTATCCATTTCTGGAAACTCACCCATTTCTAATGGCACAAATGAATTACATTTTAATACCACATCCATTAAATTTAACGACATGTTTTGTTCTTCTAAAACTAAAAAACCATGAATAGCTTTTTTTCCATGTTTATAATTTACCATTGGTAATTCAATAAAATTACAATCTTTAGGAACAATTAAATTTGTCTCCTCATAAGTTTCACGTATGGCAGCGTCTATAATATTCTCACCAACATCTACTTTTCCTTTCGGGATACTCCAAAAATCAGGTTTATGGTTTGTAGGGTGGCAAACTAATAACTTACCATCTTTATTAACCAAAAATAAACCAGCCGCTATTGTTTTCATCATATTAATCTAGTACCTACTCCAATGAAATCTAATCCAACTTGTAATTGACCTTCAGTCCCAATACCAACCATAATCATAGCTTGACTGTTTACACCTTTAATAACACTTGGTTCAAGGTTGGTGATAAAAGGCATTGTAAGACCAATCAATTGTTCTGGTAAATGTGTTTTACCTATATTGGTAAAAACAGTTCGCATATCACCGTTACCAAAATCTACAGTCAATTTAAGACCATAGCTTTTTGGTACTGTTTCAGCTTCAGTTATCATACCAACCTTTATTTCCAACTTAGCTTCAATAGCCAAAAATTCATCAAACGTTATTTGTTGCTTGTTCTCCATTTTATTTTGTTTTTTGTGTTAATATTCCTCGAACCTCTAATATTTTTTCAACTTCAACCCAATTAACATAAGGTCTACCTATATGTACTTGAATCGAGTTTTGACCATACGTTGTAGTTTGAATTCCTTGTGCAACTGGTTTCCACACAAACTCTTGTAATAAAGGACATCCAAGAGCCGAATCATCAATCATTAATTGTGCATAACTTTTAGGTGAATTAGTCCAAGTGTGTTGAGTTGGATTTGTTTGTACCCCATATAATGGAATATCATTCTTTACAAACCAATCAATTGCATCTTGAAGACCACTCGTGGTAACACTTCCATCTCTTTCAACAAATTCTTTATCACTTCTCATAGTGAACAAGATTAACTGATGCCCTTCAGCCACAAGTCTTTTTAAAACAGGTACCGCACCTATATCCTTCCCAACTTCTGGGTAGTCATGTGTTACACACGTACCGTCAAAATCCACATTTATCACTATTGTTTCTTTATTTACCATAATTATTATTTAAAAGTCGTAAAATCGCCATTAATAAAGTTGATATGTTGGGCTCTACCATCATTGTGGATGATAACATGTGATTGCAACCACGTGCTTGGTCCAAGATTATAGCCTACACGAAGACTAGTAGAAGTTCCAACTGCTATAGCACCGTCTTTACGACCTGGAGTGTGATAGTGCCCCACAACTATTTTTGTGTTCAATCTTCTAAATTGTAGTAATGAACCTCTGCTACCATTAGAACCGATATCACCATGTTGACCTAACTCCCAACCGCCTTTAACTTTATACGATGAACGTCTATCCAATGTTATAAATTTAGGGTATGCTTTATTTATTAAAGCTGGTATAACCCCTTTGACATTATGATAATTGTTAGCGTACTGTTCGAGCAAAATATCTGACAATTTCATGTATAATCTAGAGTTCTTAAACGTGGGTTGTTTTTTCCAATCCTCATTTTTTAACCATCTATCTAAAAAATCATCATGATTACTTCTTACAATAACAACGTTTTCAAATTGTTCAAATGGTTTCAAACATTCTATCATCATATCAATCTCTTTATTCAAATCATTTGTCCCGTTTACTTCTTTTGCATATTGAATAAAAGGGTCTTTGAGTTGGTGATGAGATATTGAATCTCCGTCAAAAACATCGTGCAACACAACATGTTTTGGTTTTAAAACACTGGTTAATTCAAATGTTTTATTGATAATTTCTTGGTCATGATGGCCAAAGTGAACGTCACCTAAAATAAGGGCTTCAATTGAATTATTTCTGGACACAACACCATTTTCAACCCTATAATACAAATCACTAAACGAGCCAGTTTTATCATCAGCGGTTACTTGACGGACAAAGAAAACATCTTTGTCTTTTATTTCAACAATGACAAAACCAAATGTATGGTGAAATTCACCTTTTTTACCAGCTTTAGAATCTGTATAATTTTTGAGCGTAACAGAACCAGTTGTCAACATCATTTTTGGTTTGCTTTCATCTAATACAGGTATCATTTCCAACTGAACCTTTGGTGAACCAAAAATACAAGAGTTGATGCCACTCATGCCTTGCATATCACTCATTGGGTTGGTCGCAGTTGGTTGTATTTTTATGTCTGACATTATAGAAACATACTTATGGATATTGTGTCTGTTAGCATCAGAATATTTTATAACATCTGGGTCCCATGTATCGTGTTCTTTATCGGTAAAAACAGATGTTGGGTTTTTATACCGTCCTAATATAATGTGAATGTCAGCTTCTATTTCATTTGCGTAAACTTCCAAATTTTTAAGGAAAGTTTTATGTACAGCCGTATCATTTTGAGCCCATGTTATAATGAATCTAGTTTTATCTGGATTAAATTGTCTTTGTTGCGCTTTAAGATATTGTTCTGGTTCAACATCTGCTTTCTCTTTGAAAGACAACTTTTCACTACACCATTTACGAACAGTTCGTTCAGAACGACCAAACAAATCCATAAGAAGCTTCATTCTATTATCCCATGATAATGTTTTATCCTGATAGATTAGTCTAGCCCTATCAATAGTTTCATCAGTTAATTCTTTAAATTTCATCAATAATTTATTTGTAAAGTGTTATTTTGCAAATATACTAAAGAATTAGTTATATAGCAAGTGTTATGGTTACATTTTAATTGAAGGAATAAGTTTGTATAAGTAATCTCGCTCTTGTGTAAAAATAGGTGTGTTGTAATCTGGAATCCATTTGCTACGTTGAACAGGGCCTCTTTCTGTTTCCAAAAAAACATCTTGTTTTTTAATCACAACACCTCTTTTATATTTTGGCAAGTAATCATTCCAATTTATCCCTTTTAGTGAAAAAAGCATTTCTTGTTTTTCTTCGCTACTCTTACCTTCTAACATTTTGTGTGAAAAATTTGCACTAGCGGCCATGCTAACGCTGTTTCTAGTACAATCTTGTTGTCTCCAAATAAAATAATTGGAAACCTCTCTAATGTCAGGGATAACAAAAACACGTGAATCAAATACTGCTTCAATCTCAGCAAATTCATCAGTCACTAATTTTTCAAATATTTCTTCATTATTGTATTTAAAAGTTGATAGCAACCTTAACATATTTTTATTAAAAGAAGCCGTCATTTTTGATGCAGAAATACTACATAATTTTTGAACCTTTCCATCAAAAATCATTTCAGATTCTATATTTTCAATGTCTGAAAACATCAAGCTCACTTCATCTGATTGAGTATAAGCAAACTTTGGAGATAAAAATTTACATAAATCAATAGTAGCAGCATCCATAACATTTGACAATAAATCATCAAACGGTTTGTTAAATTTTTTGGTGTATTTGCTAAAACCTTTACCGTCTAATCTTATAATAACATAAGACCTAGCAGGTATTTTAAAACTATAGCACGATTCATAACTTTTCATCCGTGACTCTAAATCAGCACCTTTTCCCATATGTTTTTATTTTATTGATTCATAACTTAAATTATTATTTATAGCCGCCATAGCTTTAGCTATTTGATAGTCAACACTAATAGTATTAATTAGATTGAATCCGTTTGTTATTTCATAACAATCATTAACATCATAATTCCCAATTTTAGCACAAACTTCATTTGGGTCTTTTTTAATAAGAGAATCACTAATAATCAATTTACTTAAAACAGAACTACCTATGTTTTTGTATGCTTTACCAGACAACACCCCATGACTTATTATAGCCATAACGCTTTTAGCCCCATTTTCCATTATAACACTGGCAGCTTTACATAAGGTACCAGCAGTATCTACCATATCATCCAAAATGATTACGTCTTTGCCTTGTACATCTCCTATTATAACCATTTTATCAACCTCATTAGCCACTTTTCTAGTTTTATCCATCATAACATAATTTAAATCCAAACCGTGATGGGCTAGTAACTGTTCTTTCATCCTCTTAACCCTTTTGCCAGAACCAGCATCTGGTCCACACAAAACAGTATTTTCATTAGATATAGCAGATATGTAATCATCAAAAACGTTTTTACCTTCTATGTGAGCTACTGGAATATCAAAGAACCCTTGAATTTGGTCAGCATGAAGGTCAAAAGTTATAATACTAGTTGCCCCAGCATTTTCAATCATCTGAGCGATAACTTTTGCACCTATGGGGCCTCTAGCTTGGTCTTTTTTGTCTTGTCTAGCGTATGGGAAATAAGGTAATATTGCAATTATTTCCCCAGCAGCAGCACGTTTTGCCGCATCAATGGCTAAAATTAATCTTATTATTTTATCACTATTATCTGGGCTACTTAAAAGATAAACTCTTTTACCCCTAACAGATGTGTTATAATCAACACATAGCTCACCATCAGAAAATTTTTGAGGGTTTAAGTTACCTATTGATGTGTTTAGGTTTAACGCCTTTGATTTAGCTTTTTTTAAGATAGAGTCAATTAGGTCTAACCTATCATCCAAAGAAAAGATTATAGATTCCATTACTGTTATTTTTCGTTTATTGACCTTACAAAATATACCCAACCAGAATCAGAATTTTTTGTTAATATATCAGCTAGTAATTGAGCCTCATCAAAATTATCAAACTCCCATATCTCAGAATGAGTATCTACCAATAAAATTGTTTCTATTTTATCGTTTTTTTTAAAAGTTTTTACAATGGCATAAGATTTTCTATTGCTGTCCATAAAAGTATTTTTACAAAGGTACTAAAAGTATTTCAAACTACCAAAATTATTTAAACTTAATTTTGTGTTTTTCATTTATTTTATTTTAATCCAATTTCTGTCATGATATTTTGCTCTATAAGTGCCAATCTCAAAACTATTGTTACTAAGAATAATCTCTAGAGCTGTTGGCAACTCAGAATATAATTTATCCCATTCAGATTTTTGTTCATCTGTGTAAATAAAAAATTCATCATGTGTTAACAAATCAACATTTTCTGGTTTCCCATTTAATATCAGACTAATAGCGTCATAAATGTTATATTCACCAAATGGAGGTGCTATTTCATCACCTTCATCAGCAACACCACTAATAATACCCTGATTGTTTATGCTCCAACGTAAATTTTTCAGCAAAAGCACGTGTTCTTTTTTTAATTCAAATTTAATTACGCTCATTTTTCTAGTTTATATAATGTGTAATAAGCTGTTATTTCTTCACCAGCATTTATATTTCTTATTGCTTTAAGAAATAGATAATCACCATCAACAATTACTTTACAATTTGGTGTTTCAGAATGATTAAAAAAACCACCCAACGGAGTTCTTATATAACCATCTTGAAAATTAGGGTTGTATACATGCGTCATCCCTAATACGTGATTCTCGTCAATATCATCTGTTGCAAATAACCCAAGACCATCTATATTAGATGGTTTTATCGTTAAATAACTTGGTAGCGGTTTATAACTCATATTAATCTTTTTTACTATTTATCATACTAAAAAATATTCTTAGGATGAAGAATAATCCGCCAGTAAAACCAAAGTCATACCAATGTCCATTATTGTTTATTGCATAAACTTTAATTGAATTATCAAACAAACTACCTATAAATGAAAAAGCACTTATCATACCATGCCAAGTACCACCCCAAAAACCATAAATGTGTTCCCCAGTTTGAATTGAAACTTCTGTGTTATTTGAATGAGCGCAACCTGTTAGCGCAATTATTGCAATCAAACAAATAAATAGTAAATTATTTATTTTTTTCATAACGTTTTTTTTAATTTATCAAGTTTTTTATTAAGTCTTTTTTCAACTTCTTCTTCAATTTTTCTGTTCAATAACAATTCAACTATTTTCTCAGTTATGTTATTTATTTTATCATCAACGTGTCTAATCATCGAATTTTCAAATTGTTTTAATTTGAAATTCAAACGTTCTTCCACTTCTAATTTTCTTTTTTTACTAAAATCTTCAGAGAAATAACCTAGTTCTTCTGATATAAAACCACGCAAAATTTCTTTTACTTCGTCAGCTGTCAAAAGCACATGTGAGTCTTTATCTCTGGCGATGTTTAAAGCTTGTATTTTGTTTTCGTTTATAATACTTAATTTAGGTATGTTTACCATATTTTTCTTTTAAAAAAAGGTACACCAGTTTCCAATCGGTATATGGGTCAAAACCAGCTTTATCTTCAAATAAAACATTCATATAAGGTTTTTTATCATAACAACCATACCCATTAACATCGGTTTCAACTTCAGGGTTCTCATTTATATAGTCAAAAGTTATTCCTTGAGATAAAAACAAATCTATATATTCTTTTATCTCATGTGGATGTGAACATGTGTATAATATCCTTACAATGTCCTTTTGTTCACTAATTAATTGCATAGCTTCTTTAGCGTATGGGTAAAAGTCTTTTGGTGTATTTCCATACTCGTAATTAGGTTTAAGTATGGTCCCATGAATATCAAAAAACCAAAAAGTTTTATCCCAACCACGTTTTTCCTTAGCCTCAAAATGGTTTTTTTCTATTGCCTTGATTATGCTCATTTTTTAGGAAATATTTTATCAAAATCCAATCTTTTCATCGAATAATAAGTGCTATCTTGCTTAAAGTACACAGTATCGCTAAAATAACTAATATTTTTAGGTACCCACGTTTTTAATTCTTCAACATCTATGTTTTTTTCTTTTTCATTGGCAACGCCAATTGTAACTGTTTGTTTAGACATATTAATACTTTTTAAAGAATTATGGTACGTAATTAACTATTGTTACATATTCACCTCTCATTTCCTCTTCAATAATTTTTTCAATAATTGACCAGTTACCACCAGCAAGTCCAGCACCAATAAACGGTAACCCAAATCGTTTACCAGAAAATTTTTCTTTCATAGCTTTGATACCAGAACGTAAAGCTTCATAGTCTAAATCAATTTTACCCTGTCTTCGACCTTTTGTGTCGAACTGAGAATAAATATTAACAACAATAGGTGTTGTATTTTTAGTATAAGTTATCGTTCCTAACTTATTTATATCACCAACAATAGTTTCACAATCAACTTTATAAGCTTCTGGATATTTAGCTTTAATTTGTGGAGCTATACCAGCACCCATATTGCAAAAACAATTACAGCCATGAGCTATAACATCAAAATTATCTGCTAACTTAAGCAAATCACCATCTACATATTTAATCATCTTATTTAAGTTTTAAAAAATTTGTTATTTGTTTTAATTTGTCTAAAAATTCATCTTTAAACAAATGCACTTACACTTTCTTCGTATCTATGAATTTGCGTCATCTTCTCTAAGTTTTTTTCTTACTTTCATAATTTCAATTCCAAGCCAGTTGGTTCCTAACCACGTTGCTTTATCCCAAGCACGTGGGTCTGTTTCGTGAAGACCAATACCCCAAATTTTATCATATGGACTAGCCTCTACAATTTCCAACTCACCAGTAGCCATTAATTCAGCTTTCATACTTGGATTTTGACTGAATTTAGCGTAGTTTCCATCATAAACAATTTGACGACAAATAGATTCCCATTCATTTTTTTCAAATCCTTTTACTTGACGGCCAATTTGTTTTTGATAAGCTGGGTCTTTTGATTTCATGATTTCACGATAAGCATCATTATCACCAAAAAGTTTGGCTTTTCTAGCCATCATATATTGTTCACAACAGTTGTATTCAATACCATCTATCGTAAACTTTGAGGGGTACCACTGTGAGTAAGTGCCACCCCAAAATAATATCATGTTATTCTTAACCATTACGCAACCTCCAATTCTTGTTTTTTGAAAGTAGCTTGAACTCTTTCTCTTATTTCTTCAAATGTGTATTCCACAAGTATTTTACCATCTTGGAACACTGGAACCAATTCATCATGAACGCTATCAAAGTCAGCATCACGTGATGTTACAGTACGGTAAGTTCCATCTTCATTCTTAACAAGTTTCAAACGACCTTGTTTTGATTTCTTGAATGAAGGTTTCAAGTCACCATTTTCATCAACTTCTGTTGGTGATTTTACAAGGTCACGCTCAACACCATCAACAACTGCAAAACACGCTTTGGTTGCAAAGTTTTGTGTGTCACGGTTGATGTCAGCTTGTAACAACTTGCCACCCATACCAAACACGATGTTCTCAGCAGAGATACCTAGCTTGTAAAGTTCTTCATAGATTTCACCAATAGAACCGATGTTTACACCATCACCTTGGATAACACGGACTTGTGGAGGTAATACTTTGAATCCTTTTGAGTTGGTTGTGTAACCAAACTTGTCAAACAAGATTTCAAATACAGCTTTAAGTGTATTCACAACGTGACCAGAGTCTGGGCGAATAACCAATTGATTGCCTGGTTCTGATGGGCGACTCAAGATAAGGTCACGCAATTCAGTTCCCCAATATTGTGAACAAGCACGAAGAATATGGTAAGAGTCAGATACACAAGCAACAATACCAGTAGGATATTTTTCAAGTGTTCTTCTCATCATTTCAACTTCACCAGCCTCACCTCTCATTGTCATGATAGAGTGTTCAGTTGCTGGTACGCTCAAACCAAATACTCGGTCAGAGTTGTAGTATTCACAGATACGTTTTGAAGCATAAGTTGTATCAGAACCCAAGAAGTTTACAAGGTGAGCAGAGCCACCGATACCAGCCGATTGTACGGAAGACACACCACGGAAACCAAAGTCGTTCAATACAAACTCAATAACCATGTCCATGATATTTTCTGGAAGGTCTGATGTTTTTTGGAAGTATTCACGAACGATTTTTTTAACTTCGTGAGATAAAGTAGCTACGGTAATAGGATACCAAACTTGCATCATGATAGTTTCAAGGAAGTTGGTCAACCAGTAGCAATTAGGGTCGGTGTTTTCAATAGTTACCAATACGTTCTTTACACCAACAACGGTTCCTTCTGGAACAGCTTTGATAAGAACTGGAAGACGGCCACCGTGAACGTCAATGATGTATTGGAATTTGGATTTGTCGAATACGTCTTCACGTCCGAACACACCCAATTTTGTACCTAAGTATTCGTATGCTTCATCCAACTCTTCTTGAGTGATTGCAACACCTTCGATAAATTCTTTGATGAACATTTGAATACCGTAAACTACGGTTTCACTGAATTTTCCACCACGTGACTCCATGTAAGAATAAACCTTGGTAGTATTGTCCTCATAAAACTTGTGATGTGAATACTTGTAAGCATCACCCATAAGTACAAGGTTATACGGTTTATCCAAAGCCTTAGCAATAAGGTCTTGTAAACTTTCGATGGAAGCCCAATCACGATTCTTGATGGCTTCAGCCAAGCGGTCTTTAATCACTGATTTAAGACCTAGCTTTCTTTTTAAAAAACGACTTGCGGATTGCATATATTTATTTTTTAATTGTTGTTATTTGTGCAAAGGTACGAATAATATTTGAATTATCAAAATGTAATTATCAATATTTTTTTACCAGCCTTATCAGCTTTTTTAATTGAGTCTTTCGTACCGCTACTATTTTGGTCTTTAAATTATCTGTTTATTTTTTAAATTAGTATGAGCTTTATCAATCCAACTTATAAAATCATCATAATTAAAAGAATTTTTGATATAATTACATTGGCTACAACATGAAACAACATTATCTAATGTATAACCAATATCATTATCTTTCCTATCAATACCATTATAAACGTAATGACCATTAGATTTTGGTCTATTATAAATGTTTTTAGGTTCAGAACCACAATAAAAACACTCTGATTGAAATAAGTTTGTAATTTCTTCATCAGTTAAAGTAAATTCATAACCTTTACGTTTAGCATTACTTTTATAAGAACTTATTAACGAATTTTTGTTAGCCTCACCTTTAGGTTTTCTAGCTCCAGAACCATAGTCAACAGTTTCTCGATAACAACCACAACTTTTAGTGTGCCCATTTTTTATTTTGGACCCTTCAACTATTATTTCTTTACCGCAGTCACACAAACATTTATACTTTGTTCTAGAATATAAATTTCTAGGTACTGGCTCAAGAACCAAAAGTCTATTTATTTTTTTACCAGTTAAATCATTTTTAATTACCATATGTTTCTTTTTTTTTAGTACCAATAGTTATGTTTTACTTATAAATATAGTAAAGGCACTAAAAAGAAACAATAATTATTTTTTTATTTAATTTTTCAGCTTTAGTCAACGCATCTAAAGTACCTTTTGAATAATTATCCCAAAATGCCACTACCAATTCAGCTTCGTTTATAATATCTGTATTCCTTATAAAACCAGCAGCTTTGCCATGTTTCTCCCAATCTGGAAGAAAGATTTTGGTTGGGATGTTGTTTTCTTTGGCGTATTGTTCTCCCAAAGTGTCAGCACCTTTGGCACCACCAGAAACCAATAGAGTTATATCGATTGCTGATAGAGTTCTTTTGACTTCTTCGTAGTTATCAAATGTTCTACTACCTATTACAGCTACTTTCATTTTATCAACTTTTGTGCTTTCATAAACTCAATCAATTTGATGAAGAGTTCACGGTGTTCCAACATGATGTCTTTTTCTGGGTTGATATCTTCTGGGCTCAACCAATCTAAAACTGCAACGTCATCTGATGGTTTTGCATTGCCCCACATGAATTTACCCAAGAACAATGTTGTCATGATACCAGATTCTGATTTGGCATATCTCCAATCGTTGATTTTAGCACTAGCAACGTATTTCAAATCACCTATCTCGCATCCACCACTTTCTTCCATGAACTCACGTTTAGCGGCAGATTCCCAAGATTCATCAGTTCGGTCAACAAAACCACCAATAAAACGATAAAGAATTTCGTTGGGTTTTTTAGCCAAAAGGATTTGACCATTGTCATTGTAAGCAACCACATCAACAGTTGGATAGGTTACTGGGCGTTGTGTAAATGTTTGGTAAATAACACCTTTTCTAAAATCAACACTAGGGATAACTTCTCTAGCTATAGCCAATCTTTCTGAAGTTCCGTTAACTGGTGTTTTAGGCAAAACTTCAATAACCTTGTATTTGCCATGGTAGTGTGGAATAAACGAATCTCTACTACCATAAATCACAGCAGATAACTCACCAAACGGTAATGAAATCTGTGCATCTAAATTTGCAGACCATTTGTGGTCATCACGCACATCCAATTGAGGAAGCACGATAACGTTTGGATACGATTCATGAATCATAGCTCTTCTATTAGCAAAATCAAGAGGACTATTCTTGTCGGAAGATTTTTTAGACACCCCAAGAAAAATTATAACTTTTTTATGATAGTGTAATACAGTATCTATAAGTTGTTTATGACCCTCGTGAAGTTGAGCTACTTGGAAACGGGCCATTATCACCCCAATTTGGGCTGTTGATGGGTCGACATCTGGTTTAATATTTAATATGTTACTCATGTTTTTTATTTATACCCAAAGGTATTAAAAATTTTTATATTTACCAAATTTTTTATAGTTTAAAACCTAAACCTTGTTTTTCTTTTTCAATTTGGCTAGAATAGAAGCCTTTGTAAGATTCTTTAATCAAACTAACTGTATCTTCAACACCCCAATTAACATCACCTTCTGACATTTCTCTGATGTTCTCAGCCAAGTTTGCTATAAACGCACCTGTAATATTTACCTTTTTGCCATTTATTTTTTCAGTAAGCGCATCATAAACTTCTTGAATTCTCCATTTTTCTGGCAAATGAATATTACAAACTTTAACGATTTGTTCGGCATCCAAGAAATTATAATCCAATGTAAAGTTAAATCTACCTGGTCTCTCGGCAGCTTTATCTACCAATCCTTTGTCATTGGTTGAAGCCAAAAGACTAATCTTACGTTTTTTAACGCCATCGAAGAATGATAAAAACTGACCTAAAAGTCTAGTGTAGCTTCCATTGTCACGTGAACCCAAATACAAGTCAATATCGTCCATGATGATTACACCGCTTTCAAAAATCTCACAAGCCTCCATGATTGATGTGAGGTCATCTGTTGTATCAAAATCTGGAATGATGAATGTTACTTTAGGGATAAGCCTACGAGCAATCTCACGTATACTTTCGGTTTTACCAGTGCCTGGCTCTCCATTCAACAAATATCTTGCGTTACCACCTCTTTCAACACGAGTAACAAAATGGTCAATGAATTTCTTTTGAACATCATTTAATATAAGCTCATTGCTAGATTGTTTGATGTCGATAATTTCAATACCTCTGAAACGACCATCTTTCATTTTTACTTTTATACACTTGCCCTTGTATTCAGAGTTATTGAAAGACAATTCCATGATTTTCTTTTGAAACTTTTCAAAATCATTATAAGTTATTGCTTTCTTAGCAGTTATATGAAGCTGAATTTGAAGTTCATTTCTATGGTCCACAAACATCTTGGTTTGGAATAAAAAGTCATTATCGACATCTTTGAATTTTGAGTTAAACCAATAAGAACCAGTGTTCTCAAACACACCACCAAATGATAATCGCCCACTACTATCTACTTGGCCATAAGATGATACTACTACTTCATCATATTTTCCTTTAAAACAATTATGAAGATACATATTGATGATAGCAAATTCAACAAATGTTATTTCAATGGTGTTTGATTGAGCGTTATAATCATCTTCATAATCATTTTCAATACCCACCTCTTCAATATGGTCCTCAATCGATTGTGGTATTCCTTCTTCTTGGCCGAGCCTGTTACTAATACTATTAAGAATCTTTTCAGCCCTTATGATATTTTTTGACAATTTTTTACTCATTTTGTTCGTTTTTATTATTTATTTTATAATTACGTGACTAAGCTTTTCAATCACTTGTGTATAACTAATAGGTTTATAGTCGTGGAGCATACAACCAACATCAATCGCTCTTCTATTCCAATAATAATTGGCATCTTCTCCATGATGAAGATTTCCATGACAATGACCATGCACATGATAACTTCCATGATGTGATTTGTTCCATGAATATATTGGATAGTGCATGCAACAGAATAATGTTTCTACTTCATTGTAATCCAATACGTGTTTAATCCTAACTTCCAAATAATCCTGTACTGATTGGAATCGTGTCACTTTCTTTATATCATCAAATTTATCATGATTACCCATAACAAAGTGAATGGTACCGTTAAGTCTATTCAACATCGATTCAACACTTGCTTTGTCTTCACGTCTAGCAAAACTCAAGTCTCCAAGATATATTACTATATCGTTGGGTTTCACAACCTCATTCCAACCACCTTCTAGCACCACGTGCATTTCGTTCACATCAGTAAATGGTCTGTTATCATATTTCAACACATTGTTGTGAAACAAATGAAAGTCGGATGTAAAAAATACATTCTTCTTATCATTTGGTTGTGTCAAATCTACATTTAATCTCATTGTTTATTTTCTAATTTAGCTTTTAATTTTGCAAGCACATCACTAGCATCACCCAAAGTATAAGTTGAAGATGAACCAGTTGTTTTTTTAAAGTTCTCAACTTTCTTTTGAACCCCAACATCTTGAATCTTTTCAGCTCTTTCCATAAAGGAAGTTCTTCTGATAGAACCTAGAAGCCAGTTGATGTGTTTATCACCGTTAAGTGATTTGGTAATTACCCAATTGTAGAACTCTTGAAAAGTTGGGTAAGACATATAAGTCGTGGTGTCTTTACCAGTAACACCCATTTTCTTTTCACCAACCAATTTGGATATTGGTGACTCTACTTTCTCCTCAGAGAATAATGATTTCAAATGGTTCATGAAATCAGCTTTGAATTCTTCTGTTTGAATACCTTTCAATATATCAGCAGCAGAAAATAACGGGTCTCTTGTTATTGCACATTTGAAATCTTTTTCTGGTGTATCCCAAACTTTTTCAACATTTGAAATTGGCATGTAAGCCCTGACAAGATGGTTCAAAAAATTTCTAGATTTAGGATTGGCAAGCATATTATCCAAACTTGCATGAATTTGCTCTTGATTCATATAAACTCTATTTTGTTAAAAAGTAAAACGTTAAGAAAAGTTGTAAATAATGCAACACTTGGTCAAACCCAAAACTAACAAAGAAATTATGGATGTCGCCTTTGGCCCATAATTTACTGTTTAGTCTACTGGTAAAATAATCGGTAATCCAATGACAAATAAATGTTATTGGTGCGAACAAAGCCAACACCAAATAATTACCAGTTATTATACTATATGCATTTGCTGTTAAAAACCATACAACACTATATGACAACACATGCATGGTAAGGGCTTTGTTATCCTTGCTTTTGTTGATTGCTTGCCAGTGGGTTTGTAACACAAAATCAGAAAACCAGTGGATAAAAATAATTGAAAAAATTACACCTAAACTCATCCTAGTTCTTCGTTTATGATTTTTGAAACAGCTTTGTTGTCAAAAGACTTTCCTTTTTGTTCTTTGTTAAACATACCCATAAGGAACCCTTGGTTTTTGTTAATGCCTTCTCTGTTTAACAATTCTTTTACAACACAACGAATTTCATCTTCACTCATAAGTGTTGGCAAATATGGTTGTAAGTATGACAATTCAGTTTCCACTTTACTAGGGTCTTGATTTATTCTCTTTTTACTTTCAATCGTTTCAATCAAACCTTTTTCTAAAGTTTTTATAACTTTTAAAACGTTTTCATCGGTAGATTCTATCATCTTACCTTCTTGTGTTTGAATCGCCCCTTTTACAACACCTAAAAAGTTTTTCTTTTCCATGTTTTTAGCTTTGTAAGCTTCCATGAAATCATTGTTTATTTTTTCTTTTAATGTCATATTAACTGTTTTTAATAACTAAATAATAATGATAGGATTTATTACCATCAATAGCGAAAAATTGCCATTTTATTTCATTTTTAGCTATTCTATCGCTTATTTTTTTTCTCTCTTCCATATCAGCATCTAAACTAACCCTGATAAATTTTAATTTATCTTTTGGTTCTGAAGTGCTTTGTTTTATAAATTTTGGAAGCGAAGAATATTCCTTATCATTCGATACTTTATTAGTTTGTTTTTTCTCTTCTTTAGGGTTTTCAGTCTGTCTTTTTTTAGGTACTACCGTATTTATCGGTTTTTTATCAGCCTTTTTTCTTTCTAAACTCATTTATTACAATACAAAGGTACTAAATTATATTAAAACACACAAGTTTTTATGAAACTTTTTTAACATACTCTTCAAAAACATACTCTAACTCATTTTCTGATATAACCTGACTAGTTGACACCAAAGTCCACTCATCATGATTAAAACCTTCTAAAAATGCGTCACCTTCAATTTCCTTCATTATCCTTGTTAGGTAAACTTTATCAGCATATTTGAAACTTTGTTTATAAATTTCAGAACCACCAATAATAAAGATTTCATCATCTCTAGTCTCCTCTTTTAAAATATGCAAAGTTTCAATTAAATTATTTATGAGCACACCACCATCAATAGGGTAATCTAAATTTCTGGAGACTACAATATTTCTCCTGTTTGGTAATGGTCTAAACCTCGATGGGATGCTCTCCCAACATTTTCTACCCATTATAACATTTGACCCTTCAGTTAACTTCTTAAAAAATTTCATGTCTGTTGGCAAATGCCATGGTAATGAATTATTTTTTCCAATCACCAAATTATTTGATGCCGCTACTACTATCGAAATTTTGTTCATTTTTATACCTCACTCCTTCATCTGTAATAGACACATATGTATCATTTTTTCCGTATGGCATAACATCAAAAACTTTTGAGTAGCCCAACTTTAACCAACGTTTAAATATAAGTTCGTTTTTTTCGTTAAAAAGATAAAGCTCATCGCCTTTAATTTCTTTCCTTAATTTGCTCATAGCATAACACTTTTTCTTTTATTTCTATTAGTTTAATAAGTTCATCATAAAGATTTTCATTCTCGATATGTTTAAGCGCCAACTTTACATAATTAGTCGCTATTTTAATTTGTAGTAGCGAATTACAAGAATCTATTACAGCAACACACTTCTCTAGTATAATTTTTGAAGTAGGGTTAAAAACTTTAGATTTATTTGTCTCTACCATTTTCATTTAGAACATCGTTTAAATATTTAAAACACGTTGAAATTAACTCTTTTTTATTTGCGTAATTATTCTGGTCTGAAACTTTTATCAAAGTGCATAACGCCTCAAGAGTACAAGAGATATCATTTATTATCATCTTTTTAGCCTCATCTGGTGTAGTTGGTAATACGAAGTCGGCTGATTTGTTAATCTGAACTATTTGTTCTCTTTCGGTGTCTATATCTATGATGATTAAATTTTTCATATTAATTTTTCGTCAAAGGTACTACATTTTTTTAAAAAAAACAACTATTTATTGATAAAAATATCAAAATGGCAAAAAAAGAATCAAAAACATCTACTTCATCAATTATATCATTTGGTAAAAAGAGAAGTAAGGGACCAGCTAAAAAAAATTATGGCCCTAAAGCTCAAAAACCAAAAAAATATAAAGGTCAAGGCAGATAAGAACCAAACGAAATACTTCGCTTTTTCAATATTTTAATCAGTAACATGATTAAACCAAAAGTTATCATTAGTGAATTAATAAGAAACTAGTTTTAACGTCTAATCTTTGTGCCGCTACATCACCATCACCTTTTGGCATTATAACTACGTTGTATTGATTTTTATCACCTTTTGGTGTTTTCATCATCTCATCGTAAGTCAACAATGTTTCAACTGGTACATCATATTTTAAAGAAATTCTCTTTTTCAAGGTATCTATACCATCTTGACCATTCTTAAATATGACTTTACCCTTTTCATTTACAGCATATTGTCTTTTATCTTTTAATAATAAGTCGTCAAACAAATCTTTAGGTACTGTTACTTGTGTTTTTTTGCTTTCAATATCCTTTATTTGTTTAGATTGTTTAACGTTGATATCTCCAGATACATTTACAATGAAATCGTCATCTTCTAAATTAGCAACATTAGCCATTTTACTATAAGCATATGATGTTACATTATAACCATCCGCTTTTAATTTTTTGGTAATTCTAAAAGCAATGTTGAAATATTCTTCACTGAAAAAATCACCAGCATCGTTCCATCTCATTTTTATGGACATGTCTGGATTTTTTAAAGCAACTGATTCTAATTCCCTAAATAATAATTTTTCAAATCTTTCTGGGAAATTGAGTAGCAAATTTAATATTCTGGTTTGATTAACAAACACATTTGGAAACATAACATAACTACCCTGCCTAGCATAACAAAATAAAGCACAGGCACCAGCCCCTGGACAAGTATTGACTATATAAAAAACCCCAGAATCCAAATCATATACCAAACCTCTTAATGCTGGTATACCAATATTAACAGTAAATGAATTATCATCAGCTGATTTTGCCATTTTTGAATTTATACTTAAAATTTCATTTGGCATAGAAGTTATCTTTTGAATGAAAGCATCCATGTCTATTTCACCACCCTCACTTTTAGGTATAGCTTTTCCGTGAATATATGGTTTATTTGTTGCTAATTTTTCTCTTTCAGCTGGTTTTTTCTCACAATTAGATATTACTCTTTCTAGATACTCTCTAGCCTCATCTATAGACAATTGTTTGAAGGAGACATCTTTAAACGTTCCTTGCAAATCTATTTCATATATTATGTTTAGATTTTCGTTTAAGATTTTTTTAATTAGTTGTTTCATTTTTTTTACTAATAAATATCAAAACTTATCCGATTAGGACAATTTATAAGATTTTTTTGTTCCGTCAGCTTTGGAATATACAACATGACTGGTATCCGTGTCCATATCAGAAAACCCTTTTAGTTTTTTAATGTATTTTTGAGACGTATTAGGTTTCAAATAAGCTATCGTACAATGAGAATGATAATCTGGATAATCATTGGTATGGGGAAACTCCCTAAATTTTTTGTTTAATTTATTCATGTCTTTGCTTAATACATCAAACTTTAACACATCAAACTTTGGGTTTGAAAAAGATGAAATTCCATCAAATTTTATATCTGGACGTTTTATTTTATTTATTTCCT